ACAAATATATATAGGCATAAAGTGATACAAATACATAAAGTGATACAAATACATAAACTGATACAAATAAAATGTCTGAATTTATACCTTCACAGATAAGAACCGGTATGGGTAATTATGAGTTAAATAATCTCGAAAAAGAAGAAATAGAAATCAACGTAACATCTATGGTTATGACATTTATGTCTTATGCTATGAAAACTTCGGCAATGTATGTAGAACATAGTAAAAGAAAGGTAATTACCGTACGAGATATTAAAAGAGCAATGATGTTAGAAGTATTCTTATATTTTAACAGAGATGACTTAGAAGAAAATCTAATGGAATGGCGTAGAGATATTATACAAGATTTACAGGCACAGGATTTACAGGCACAGGATGAAACAGAAGATGAAACAGAAGATGATACAGAATCAGAACAGGAAGAAGAAACAGAAGAATACCCAGAAACAAGTGTATCTGATGAAGAAAAATGTCACTGTGATTTATGTCAAAGAATTAATGGTATAGATGAATATTGGCAAACATATAATCCAACTGATCCACTCGGAAAAATCTTAAAAGAACATATCGACCAAATGCAACTTTAACCAACTAGAAATTAGTATCTACGTTTCTTCGTCTTTTTTTGCAGTTTATTTCGTTTAGTATAATGTTTCTTAGATTTATTTTGTCTCCCATATTTACAATGTTGTTTTTGTGAAAATCCTTTTGGTTTTTTACAATTTATACTTTTTTTATATTTGCGTGACCATTTACCGCCTATATTACCTAGTTGCATATAATGTCTGCCAACAGGCATAGATTTTGGTCTAAGTTTACGCGTTTGCAAACTGCGCAATTTATTTTGTATGTGGTCTTTAATAACAAATTGCTTGTCAGCATTATCATAATTGTGTCTAAGAAATTTCAAAGGTTGATAACCCAAAAATTTCTGGATAATAGGACGGATATGTTCATATGTATATTCGTCTAATTTATGAGGAGGACCTTCGTAAATTGTTTTTCCATATTTCTGTATCATCATATTATTATCATCTAAAAACTTAATATATAATTTCATATTATAATCATCATCTGCAATACAAATAAATGGATTTCGTTTTATGTTTATATAATAATTACCTATAGCACTATCAGGATTAACTATCTCTGTTAAATAATATCTCCATTTATCGGTCAAATCTTTATCAGTTGAACCTTCAATATAAGTTGTTCCACCATGTATTGTTTGATGTTTATTTAATATGAGTTTATCCATAAGTTTATCTATATCATAGTGTATTGTTTCATCTTTACCCTCATATAAGTTTCGCATTTTACAAGTATTGTTATTATTGTTATTATTATTGTTATTGTTATAATTGTTATTGTTGTTGTAATTTATTTCCATAGGTTCTTTAAAATAAAACGCAGGGTCTAAAATATATCCTCTTTGCCTGCTTTCTGGAACATATAATGCTACGTGTGCAATATCTAAATATCCTGGATCTTTAAAACGATTAGGAATTGTTGCTGGTATTAATGTGCTATTTATGTTATGGTCGCTACGTAATTTATCTTGAGTAGCCATAGAAAGTGCTATACAATTCCCGCTTGATAAACCTTTATGTGCCTGATATGAATTATTATTTTTAACTATATACGGAAATGTAGAAAAAGGATGAGTTGAAATAATATGTTTTAAAACTTTAGATAATATCTCTTTATTTACTAAATCTTCTTTATTACCATTAGTATCTAATTTTCTTACCTTCAAATCATTATACATTATATTATATTATGTAAAGACAATAAAAGAAAAAATATAATTATAATTATAATATAAGTTATATATGTCTGAATTAGTTAGAGAAGTAGAAGAAACCGGATTAAATGTCCAGGAATTATTAAATTCGTTAGATAACGATGAAAATCAATCTATCATAAAATTAACTTCAAAGAAAATTAAAACACAATTAAATAAAACTATATTAGACTTAGGATTACCTAAGGAAGAACGAGATGAATTATTAGAACAACTACATGACTATAGATATGTTGATGAGATACCTGATATACATTACGGTAACTATATCAGATGGATTTCTTTAAAAGACGATAAAAAAGACAATATTAAACTAACAAAAGGTGGAAATGTATGCGATATAATGATTACTAAAACAGGGGTTCAAATTAGATGTAAATGTTGTTTCAATCGACGCCCCATTTTTTATAATGTAAAATTAGATGAAAACCTCGTATTTCAGAAAATGAATAATGCTGAATTGATTATTTTAAAGGTATTAGATTTCTTAGATAAAAAATAATATTTTTAACTAATATTTTAACTAATATTTTAAATAATAGTTAAAATATATTATAATAATATTTATCTGCGTCTTCTAGCACGCTTACGTGTTCTTTTCCTTTTCTTGCTTCCACCCCCCCGATCGCCAGATGCCTCTGCCGCTGCCGCTGCCGGTGCCTCGGCTCTCTCGCGTTCGGCCATGAGTTGCTGAAGTTTGACTGCAGCTCGCCTACGAGCTTGCGCTGCGATGACCTTTTGTGCATCGTCTTGCTTCACCTTGAGGGCATCCGCCACGGACTGTACTTCGATCTCATTCTTTTCCTGTAGTAGCGCTATTTTATCTTTTAATCCCTTAATCAATTCATATTCATCAATGAATTTTTTTATTTTATCAGCGATCCTCGGGTCCGATGCGTGTTCAATATGATAATTGGTTAATATATAAAGTATAAGTTTATATTTCTTAATGTCAATGTCATTGCTAGATTCAGAATCATTGTTATCATAATTTGGCATAAGTATATCATAATCTTCCTTTTTTCCAATAAATTCCGTGTTGAAAGAACAATTATCTACCACCATTTTTTTACCTTTGCCTCTCCTGAACCAATCTGTGCGGGCGTACTCCTTCCGCCAAGAATAAAAAAACTCTAATGAAATGAAAATAAATTTACCATTTGGATTTTTTTTATTAGTAATTATTCTGATATCTAATACCTCATTAGGACCCGCCTGCTTACCGCTGGACGCAACCTTTGCAGTCTGAAGCAGCTCATTATCATTAGTCAATATTATTTCAGCTGGATTATCCATATCATACTCAGCCCCAACCTGAAATGAAATAATAGATAATTTATCACCCCGTTTATAAGTTGTAGGCAACAAGTTCGAAACTTTTTTAGGAATTAAACAAAGAACCTTTTGCTTTTCTTCATCATTTTCTTCATTTACTTCATTTACTCCCTTTCCTTCATTTACTTCATTTACTCCCTTTCCTTCATTTACTTCATTTTCACTACCATTACTAGTACCACCACTAATTTTCCTTGTTTTGTTTAAAGTTCTTTTAATACTTTTGTTTAAAGTTCTTTTAATACGTCTGTTTCCACCTTGTTTAATATTGTTTTTATTTCTGCTAAATCTTGATTTTTTTACGCGATGTTTTAAATACTTTCTTGTTCGTTTTCCTAAACTCATTGTTTGATATATATATATATATATATATAGAAATTATATTTTCATTAAATAAATATGGATAATATTAATTGTAACAATATATCTGATAAATTATACAATATTTTATTTTTTGTATTTGAAATTGTGAAAAAAATTTATAAAAAAATTTATAAAAAAATTTATAAAAACCTGGTAACAAATAAGAGTATTATAATATTTTTAATTAAACTGGTTATAATAATAATTTTATTGATAATATTAATTATTTTCTACTTATATAATAACAACAATATTGGATTTAATATGTCTACAATCATAAAAGATATTACTAACAAAAATTTTATGAATGGAGGTTCTAATAAGGATGGTATTGGAAATAAAATAGTTGTTTTTGATTTAGATGAAACAATAGGACATTTCTCTCAGTTAGGAGTATTTTATGAATGTTTAGAAAGACATTTTGGAAGAGAAATACCAAAGGATTATTTAAAAGAATTATTGAAACTGTATCCTGAATATTTTCGTCCAAATATTATGAATATATTTAAATATTTAAAGCAAGCAAAACGCAACGGTAAATGTCATAATGTAATGATTTTTACAAATAATCAAGGTCCAAATTCATGGACTGACGGAATAAAAGATTACATACACGATAAAATAAAGTATAACTTATTTGACCAAGTTATAAGAGCTTTTAAAATAAGTGGTCAGCAAGTAGAAATAGGAAGAACTTCTCACGATAAAACAGTTAAAGATTTATTAAGATGTACAAAATTACCAGAGAATACCGAAATATTCTTTTTAGATGATCAATTTCATCCAAAGATGGAAAACGATAATGTTATGTATTTTCATCTAAAACCATATGCATATGAGTTCAATCATAGAGAAATGATAGAACGATATATGAATTCGAAAATAGGAAAAACTAAATTAAAAGATAATAATACAAGCGATATTGATTTTATGGAAAATATGATTAAATTACTTGATAAATACAGTTATGATAATGAATTTGGAAAAAAACGAGATTATAAAGCACTAGAACCCACGTTTAAAGAAACAACAAATGAGATAATGATTGCTTTAAAGTCGTTTTTATCTAATGGAAACAACAACGTTACTAAAAGAAAAAGAAAAAGAAAAGGAAGAAGAGAGAAAAAAAACGGAAGAACAGTTAAGAAATGATTTGCTTATACATTTATTTATGTTACAGGTAATTCAATATCAATATCAATATCAATATCAATATAATTATTATCTTGATTATCCCTAATTAGTTGTCTATTTTTGCTGCGTTTATTATACTGATATTTAAAATATTTTCTTTTATGATAATTTAAATTAAAAGGATAATCAAGTGGATTGCAATATATATACGGCATAATGCTAATTGGTCTATATGACATAATGCTAATTTGCCTATATGGATACGGAGGTAAAGGTGGAGCATATGCTATAGGATTATATTCTGTACCATTATAATCTGTGCTAATGTTTGCATAAATATCATTATAACTACTATCATTCATATAACCCATACTATTTCTTAATAAATACTTGTTTGAATCAGGTATCAACAATTTGTAAGCCGTATAAAAAAACTGATATATATATTGGAAAAATTTCATATATTTGTAAATATATTTTATAAATATATGTAATAATATCTTTTTAATTTATACTTAATATACTCTTAAATAACTGTTAAATTAAAATGTTAAATACTTTTCATTATTATGTTTACATGCATATTGGTTTAATATAGCATATTGTATAAACTCAATATAATCATATTGAGACCACCATAATAATCGTTTTTTTCGTTTTGTTAATTTGTTATCAATATATTTTATGCTTACAATTGAATTAAATCTTACACATTTTTGGTTACGTTTACAATTACGGTTAGGGTTATATTTCAGTGATTCATAATAATGGTTATTATAATGGTTATTATAATGATTATTATAATGGTTATTATACCGATGTTTATATTTTTTGTACCAGTTCCATAATTTGGAGCATCTCATTATATATTCTTATATCAATAATTTAATTTTATTATAAAAAGTATATATTTATAAAAAAGTATATATTTATTTAAAAAGTTGTTAGATAATTGTAAGTCAAATTTTAGAGAAATATTTGTTACATAGTTCATATACATAAAAGTTAAAAGCATTTGTAACTACTGACCTTGTAGCGCATACGCTATAACCTTTCCATAAATTACCCTGTTTAAGTGCTTCTTTGAACCCAATTGAGTTCGCAAATTGTCTTGTTCTAAGGGTATCAAGTGGATATATAGAAGTCCACATTGTTAATCCAGCTAATCCGCCTGCCGCAAAGACTGGCAACCCAAAATTGGTTTTATATGTTTCATATGACGAGAAATAAACACCTGTTGCAAGGGTTTCTTTTGTCGCATTAACTCCTATGCCGTGTTTTGTAAGTATATTTGAACCAGTTATAGGTCTGTTTGTCTGCTGAAGTACTTTTCCTTTATTTATAAAATATACATATGGAGATATAATCAATCCTGCTAAAGAACCGGCTAAGAATCCATTATCATTATTTCCCAATCTTATATTTTTTGATTTAAAGTAATCATGCATATTGAATATGCTACCATTAAAGGTAGTAGATGCCAATAGAGGAAATTTCCACCCTCTATATAAATTTCTGATATTCATTAATTTGCTATCTGCATTTGGATTATTTTGATATATTACCTTCATAGTGTCTAACGGATGACCTATTGCTGTTTGTGTTATACCTACTATAAATCCACTATAATAATTTGTCATTTTCCAAAATTGGCCTATTTTAAATACGGGTTATTTTATTTTTCTTGGTTTGTTAATTATTTTATTTAATTACTTGAAAGTTTTCATTCAATTTTATTTTTTTATCGAATGTGTTGGTTCTATATTTGGCGGTTCATTATATCGTTCATTATAGATATCAAGCGTCCGCGCGCTTGAATCCTTGGCATCTACCCATTTAGGTAACCAAAAATAAGGTATTGTTTTTTCCATACCTTTATTACCATAATACTCTTCAAACAAAGTTCTATAATAAAATTGTTCATATGTAGTTGGGGTATTGTTAGGATATTTTGTTTTCAAATCTACTCCAGTATAAGTCGCATTGATATTGGAATTTGTATACGCATCAAATTTCTCCTTTATTTCTTTTGGTATTTTATCTTCTATGATTTGATACCAAGACCGCTTTTTACTGCTTACTCCGTCGCTGAATGCCTCTTTTGTTCTCCATAATACTTCACTCGGCAACAAATCATCTCTATCAAATGATTTCCGCAATAACCATTTTTCGCATTGCTTACCTTTAACATGAAATCTCTGTCCTGGCGCAATAGATAAATAAGTCTGTATAAAACCTCTGTCTAAAAACGGCGTTCTCGGTTCTAATCCGTTACTAGATATGCTTTTATCTGACCGCAATACGTCAAAGCAATGTATATCCTTCAACAATCTACGACATTCTTTATCAAATTCTACCTCATCAGGTGCTGCGTGAAAATACAAGTATCCACCGGTTAGTTCATCGCTACCATCGCCGTTAAAGATAACCTTTGCGTTGCTATGCTCTTTTATGTATTTCGCAACCAAATAATTGCCCACACTTGCTCTAACGGTAGTTGTATCATAACTCTCGATATTATATATTACTTCCGGTATAGCGTTAAAAAAATCGTCTTCGCTAAGCTCTATAACGGTATGTATTGAACCAATATGATCCGCTACTAACTTCGCATATTTAGTATCCTCTCCACCAGGCATACCAATACTATATGTTTCAAATGATTTTCCATAAAACCTGTTAACAAGAGCACATATTAAACTGCTGTCTAATCCGCCTGATAAAAGACACGCGATTGGTCGCTCAGTTGTACCAACAACTCTTTTACATACTGCATTAGATAAAGATTCATAAATGAGATTATATACTCCATTATAATTGCTTTGACCCCAGTTCATTCCAAATGAATAATTAATACAAGGTTGCGATACATATGGGGTAAAATACGGAATATTGACAAATGGTTTGCGTTTAAGCGGTTCTTCTATCATATACTCGGTAGGTATCCATTGATTATAATCCAACTTATCGATATCAAACAGGTTAAACTCCATAAAGTGTCCGGGTTTAAATTGGATTACATTAGAGTTAATTGTTGTGTTTAAATGTTCGCTATTAGTTATCTCACCATTTTTATTTGTTAGAACATGTTTTATTACATCATCTTTATTTACTACTTCGTTAAATGTTTTCATCTCAGATGCGAAGAAGTAACTTTTCCAAAATTGCGTAAATGAACAGCACATATAAAGAGGTCTAACACCGTATGGATCTCTTGCTATTATAATTTTATCTTTTGCCTTGCTTGTTTTATCGTTTGCCTTGCTTGTTTTATCGTATAGTACAAAAGAGAATACACCATCTAACATAATAAGGGTTTGTTTTATGCCATATCGCTTATACATATGGATAATAACTTCGCAATCAGAGCTTGTTTTAGGAGATTTAATACCCATAATTTCATATAATTGCTTATAGTTATATATTTCTCCGTTGCATATAATAGTGATATTATCTACGGTAATAGGTTGATTTGATATATCATCAAGTCCGTTAATAGCTAGGCGGTGAAATCCAAGTAATAAATTATCAGAAGTATATTCAATGTTAAATGTAGTATTTTCTGGTCCTCTTTTACTACCTTTGTGAAAATTTTCCTTAATTTTAGAAGTATTGTGTAAAGTACCTGATGAAGGAAAGTTATTATTTAGTAATGCAAATATTCCACACATTTTTATAGTTAATTAAATTAAATTAAATATCAGTATTCTAATTGTTGACAAATATTTAAATAGATTTTTTAAAACAAATATTTTAATCTAAACATATATTATAATATAAGAAATGTCAAAAAAACTGATTGAGGTCCAACCAACAGGTAAACCAGGAACATATACAGCTGTAGAAAAGACGTGCCCCGGCGGGACGGTGCCGAGTAGCGAGGGGGCGGGGAGTGGGAGAGGATGGGCGCGGTTGCGCGGCGCGGTGGCGGATGGGCGACTTCCTCCTCACCCTCGGGCTCGAGCTGCAGCGCTCTCGGACTCCGACTCGGAGTCCGAGTCTAGGCGCTCGGGAAACTCCGAGTCGGAGTCCGAGTCTAGGCGCTCGGGAATCTCCCCCTCGGAGCCCGAGGACTCCGAGGGGGAGCGCGGTGGCGGCAAACGCAGAACAAAACGCAGAAGCAGAACCCGCAGAAGCAGAGCAGGCGGCAAGAGAAGCAGAGCCCTCAGAAGCAGTGTCGGTGGCAAGAGAAGCAGAGTCCGCAGAACAAAAAGCAAGCGTTCCAAGTCCAGACGCCGCAGATAAATGAAATGCTCAGATAAATGATATGCGCTGATAAATGAAATGCGCAGATAAATGATTTAGTCAAACATTATATTTAATATTAATATTTCAATATTTAATATAACAATAATTTATATAGATAATATAAATATGTATGGTGTTATAGATTCAAAAACTTATTTAGTATGCGACATAGAACGTTCATCACAATTAAGCGACAGATTATACGCCCGTCAAATGCCTGAATTTGCTAACGCATCTCCGATGGTATTTGACCCAAGACCAATATCCACAAAATACGATTTGATGCCTATAATGGACCGAAGAGCAACTACACAAATACCTATTAAAGCGGATAAATATAGGATGGATAATTTAGGAAATAAAACAACTCCATCTTATGGATGGTATGCTGAAAGAGTAAATCAAGAAACAGATTTAAGAAACACTAAGAGAAAGACAAAAGCAAGCGGAGACGAACAATATGTGCCATCATCAGCGAGTGATATGTTTAACTATAATGTAGAAGTAAATCAAACACAGCAATATGAAAAGGGATTACAAAATCATTCATTGCTTTTTCATGAACCACAAAATTTAGTAACATCTGCGCCCTGTAAAATGCCGGATACATCAAGAGCATTTGATAACCCAACGCAACCCAAACAAGCGTATGCCTATAAACCGGTAGTAACCCGTGCTGCCCAGCAAACAGTAAATGCCTAAGCAAACCTTTTACATGATTTATTGTGTTCAATAATTTAATTATTATTATTACATATTAATAATAATAACAATAAACTATTAATATGAGTGAAATAGTAAACGAAGAGGACAAAGTAAACGAAGAGGACAAAGTAAACGAAGAGGACAAAGTAAACGAAGAGGACAAAGTAAACGAAGAGGACAAACAAGTAAATACAATTACTTTAGAGTGTTTAATGAATCCTATTTTATATAGGCGTTATGTTGAAAATAATAATATAACAGAAAACGAGGTAGAATGGGGTAAAGAAAGGTATAAGGATAAAATCACCGAAATAACCCGCACTATGTTAGAAGGAAAAATAGAGATACCGCAATTAGAAAGACCTTTTAATGATTATATAAAAGAAGTTGTAGAGTATTTTAAGTTTGTAGAAAAGATTGAGATATATAATTCAGAAGTTACAAGTCAAACAGAGTCAGCAGATAATATATCAGATAATGCATCGGGTAATGCATCAGGTAATACATTAATAAATGAAGATGACACTAATACAGGGAATAATTATAATAGAATAATAATGAATAGACGCGAACCATATACAGGTATGAGAAAATTTGTAACAATTAAACATACACAACCTAATAATGATATAAGTTTAAATTATCCGATAATAAAAAAAGAAAGAAAAGATTCAATGTAAAATTTAATCTACATTTATTATAAGATAGACATATAAAACCCAGATGTTTAATATGACAAGATATAGAAAACAGAGAAAAAGGTTTTTAAAAGGAGGCAATAAAACAAAAAAATATATAAGAAGCAAAAGTAGCGAACATAGAAATAGCGAACATAGAGGTAGCGAACATAGAGGTAGCCAAATAAAACGAAAATCGAAAACATTTAAGAAATTAAAATGTAGTCCTCGTTTAAAATCAAATAAGAAGGATTATACCTGTTATACATCTGATTCATTAAAGAAAATACGTAATTTATGGAATAAAAAACACCCCGATGTAAGAATAGAAGCGGATGCTCCAAGAGAAATATGGGGTCAATTAAGAAACAATATGGGTAATGTATGTAATAAAGAAAGTTGCTGGTTAAATCAACAATTTATGAGAAATAATTTAGACAAAGAATTATTAAATTATACGTTTGCTCCAAAATCTCCAGCAAGTTGGAAAAAAGACCCAAATACGTGGTTAAATAGTTTAGATATAGAAAGGGTAATGAAGCAATATGAGCACACATATCCTTGTTTTGAGTTTCTAGGACCAAGTCCAATAGATTTTGACGACAATGATAAAGATGGATATTGTGTATGGCCTGAGATCAAAGATTTAAATATCAAAAAAGAAATAACTAACGGTAAAAACAAGATAGGTATCATATTTAATTTAGACCCGCATTATAAAGGCGGTTCACATTGGGTATCTGCGTTTATAAACATAAAAAAAGGTGAATTAAATTACTTTGACAGTAACGGAGAAAATATACCGAGACGGGTAAAGAAATTGATGGATAGATTGATAGAGCAAGGCA